TGTGTCGCGGAGCCGCAGCGTTGCGGGCCATTCGTTGTTCATCGTTCCTCCGTAGCCGCATGACGGCTAACAATTCGCTCAACCCGACGCCGCTTCGGGTTCGCGGGAAATCAAGCGCCAGCGGCGGCGCGGGTTAGCTCAGACGTTAGGTTGCAGTGTGAAATTGTCGTCGTCCGTAGCGTGTACCCAACGTGCGCTGTAGCCGCGCACCTCGTCGTCGCACAGCGGCTCGATCAGGTGCCACGGCCCGCGCTTGCCCGGTGCAAAGTTCACCGAGTCCTGCGTGTGCGTGATTGTCCAGGTGCCGTTCCAATCAGGATCGGCAAACTGCACGTTTGCCAGCTTGTTCTTCCCGGCGCGAGTTTTTGGTTCCAGCCTGATTTCCATACAACCTCCAAGCAATTCAGTGGATCGGGCCGGTCGCTACTCCGGCAGTGCTGGCATCTCCGGGCCTCAAGCCTCTGACTCTGTATATACAGGGAGTCGTCTCTGCATCGGCGACCATCCAGTTCTCAGGTGCGTTGCGTGGGCTTACCACGCCTCCGATCCACTCAATCGCCTGCAACCTAACAATTCATTCAAGCCGAAGCCCAATCGCTTCGCGCTTGGTCTCGGCTTAATTCAGGCGTTAGAACTCACATGCCACCAGGCGGAATGCCCGTGGCCTGAAAACAATTACCGCACTCGGGAACGGCGCGTTCGTCGTGGCCTCTCCGAACTTCAAGCGGCCACGCAACAACCGAACCTCGCCCTTCATCGCGTAGCGGTGCCACCAATCGGTGTCGGTTCGGGACGGGACAAGGCAAACCACCGTCGCGCCTTCCTGCGCCGCGCCGTAGGCTTTCCGCATCCAATCGCCGCACTCACTGTAAGGCGGGTTCATAAACACGGTTTCGGTGCCCCAATCCTGCAACAGACCGTTTTCCTGCATCGTGTAGAACTTCGCGCACTTGCCGTTCGTGCCATCGGTGCAAGGGTCAAGCGTGAACCCGAACTCCTTGTCCAGAGCATCGAACAGCCATTGCGGCGTGGCCCACACGTCGGTTTCTGTTTTTCCGCCCGGCGGTAGCATGATCGCGTCTAGCACTTGCAGGTTCCTCGGTGTGAGTTCTAACAATTCGTTCAAGCCGACCCTGCTTCACGGCGGCAAATTTTTCAGGTATGTTCGTGCTCGATTGCCGCCGTGCAGCAGGTCGGCTTAACTCAGGCGTTATATGGGCGTCGCAGCATTCTTGCGTGCGAGTACATTGCCAAGCATGGCAATTCGCCTAGCCGCACCACAGATCAGCCGGTAACGCTCGTAAAGGTCGGGGTGTTCGCGCAACAGAACCTTGAACGTGGTGACGCTCATCCCGCTTGTCTGCCTCAAATATGGGTAGAGCATTTCCCCTGCTTCAAGTGCCTGCAAAACCTGCGCGGCATCTGCTCTGTCGTACTGCCGTGGCGTTGGCGTTGCCATTGCGCTATTTCGTAGCGCACACATCGTCTTGAACTGACTGGTGCGCTGCTTGTGAATAGCGCCACTCTTTACGGGCGTGAGCCTGGATATGCGCGCAGTGATCGTACTGGCTGAATCCTTGGCTCTGACCGCTTTAAGTGACTGGTTGGTTGGGGCAGACGTTAAGCCGGCCCGGAATGGCAGGCCGAACCGTTCCTTATATTCGTCCGAGGGAATCCGGTGAATCCGCGAAAGGTGCGTTGCAAGGGACTTCTTTCGCTGCCCGCATATCAGGCAATCAATCGTGTCTTGATTCAAATACGCAGGCACCTCGTCAATTGATAGCGGGGTCAGTCTTGGATAGCCATGCAAGACTTTCCGCCGATCCTTTTTCAGCAGGGATCGCTCCTGTTCAAGCAGCTTTGACTTGTTAGAGATTTCGGTCGGTGCGTCCATTTCTATCTCCTGCCCATATAACAATTCATTCAAGCCGACTGCGCTTCGTGGCTTGACCGGGGTTTGTGTTCCGCCGCAGCGCAGCGGCTTAATTCAGACGTTATGGCTCATCAGGCCGTCGCTCTGTCTGGTGCCTCGCTGTTCAGAAATTTGATGTTCGGCTTTTCCTTTCGCATGGCGTGGTACTCCATTTGAGTTCGGAGGGTGCTAATCATCTTCCCGGCAACATTTGTTGCGGTATTGATGCGTGCAAGCTCAGGCTCTTTGCCGCAGCTCTTCTTCTTCGTAACCTCTCCATACAACTTGGCCAGGTCGTTGCGCAGGGCGGTGATGTTTGTCGGTGCGGTCATGTCGTGGCTCCTATGTGGTTGCGGATTTTCAATTCCAACTGCTTTGCCTCAACAAGTTCTCGCGGCATTTCCCGGCGCCCGATGTAAACCGGCCGGTTTCTGTTGAGGCTGATAGCCGCGTAGGTGTATGTAATGTTGTCTGCGTGGTGCCGGTATCGTGCTTTCTGTTGTTCGGATCGCACTTGGTTGACGCGGGCAGCGTTTCTGCCCCGCCAAGCCATCTCCAATGCACGTATTCGGTCGCCGTTTGTCTCTCTTTTGGCGCGGCCTTTGGCGCGGCTTTTTTCAATATCAGCCGCGTAACGAGTCCGCTGCTTAGCTGCCAACTTCTCGCGGCGCGGCTTTCTATACTTCGCCTGTCTTGCGTAATTACAGACCTTGCATTCCCACATGAGCCCATCCGACGCCCTGCGGTTTTTCGCAAAGTCCGAAGGTGCTTTCGCTTGTAAACATTGAGTGCAGGTCTTCATCGCGTGTTCGCCATAACAATTCATTCAAGCCGACTGCGCTTCCCGCGCCGAGGTCTTCCGCCGCGGCTCTGAGTTGTTCGATCAGATCATTCGCATTGCTGTCCGTCCGGTCGATAACCAGGGTGTGGGTCGCACCGCTGCTGCCCGCAGGCGGAGAGCAGCAGGCACGCGAGGAGGATCAGTCGCTTCACAACGCGCCCCCATGCTTGACGTTCACGACTCCGCGTCGGCTCGGAAAGAAGTGCTCGTTACGCACGTCGATGCGCTCGAATGGCTTGGAGCAAGCGCCATTTGGCAGGATTTCGATCTTGCCGCCAGCCGCCTGCCATTCGGCGACGGTCTGGGGCTTCCCGTGTTGTACCGGCATGCGTATCTGCTTCGGCGTGATGACCGGCTCGGCCTGCTTGTGGCGCGACTTCGGCACTTTCTGCGGCTTCGGTTCGGCAGACTTGCGGAAGTCGGTCATCGTGGTTTCGGTTGCGTACCACAATCGCCCGCCACGGGCAGGCTGATTGTTGTGACGCGCCTTGCCGATCTTTGCGAAGGCGGTCAATTCGGTTGCCACCAAGCCGCGCGCCAGTGGCGTTGTCTCGCCAATGGCGTCGTGGATTTCGCGCACGGTCAACCCGCGCGTCGTGCTCAGCACCTCGCGAATGCGTTGCGCACGTCCGGTGTAGATTCTGGCCATAGGTATACTCTAAAAGGGTATGAAGTCATCGTTGAAGTCATCCTGCATCGGCTGCGGCGCACCGCGCTCGCGCTGTGTAGGAGCTGCGTCGGCCTGCCATTCCGGGGCGCACTCGCGGACATTGAGCGTGATGTAGGTCTTGCCTTCATGCTCGCGGGTGCCAAGCTCGCCGGAGACTGTCGGCTGACTTCCCTTGACCAGGTGCCGTGCCAGTTTTTCGCCACGCTCGCCCCACAGAGCGCAGTCGATCCAGACGGTTGACTTGCGTTCGCCCCAGCCAACATCGACGGCGAGCGAGAAGCCGGTGACAACCTTCCCGGAAGGGGTTGCGCGGGTGACCGCATCCTTTCCGACGCGGCCCTTGAACGTACAGACATTGAGACTCATGCGGTTTCCTTGATTGTGTAGTAGGTGGTTGGCTTGCCTGCGTACTCCGACAAGTCGGCGTCAGGCAGTAGGTCTTTGATCGCCTTGGCGTAACTCACGCTGCCTGCGCGCTCGCAGCGGATCACTTGCAAACCCGCGCCTTTCGCGCCTGCTTCGCCCGCCATTTCGATCAGCGTGGCCTTGCGTGCATCGAGCGCCGCCTGTGCGTTGTCCAGTGCGATCTTTGCAATGCGGTAGTCGGCAACGGCGGTGTGCCAGTCGTCGTCGTCTCGCTCGCGTTCGGTCAAGTGCTGCGCCGGATCTGCGATGGCTTCGGCCAAGTCGGCCATGAACGCTTTCAGCGTCGGCAGGACGTGCGGCAGCCATTCGGGGTCATGCTCCAGTCGTGAGACGTGCAGCGATCCATCCCGGTGCATGACCGCCAAGTCACACCACTGGCGACCCGTGCAGGCCATTTGCAGGCGCATTTGCGGGACGTAGTACGGCACCTCATCGAAGTGCGTGTAGGTGCCGCGATAGGGGGCCTTGCATTCGACCATGCCGTCGTCGTCAACAAGCCCGTCAGGGGTGACCGCAAGGAAGTGGTGGATGGGATGGATGACGAACTCTTGCCCGCCATGCACCATCGTTCCGGCGTGGCGCTCGTAGGCGGCAAGGATGGCGGATTCCATGCCTTGCCCGTACCGGGTGGCATCGTTGCCGGTGAACTCGCGGGGCGCACCAAGAGCTTCCCGCACCATTTCCCGCAACACGTCGGCGCGGCTGGAATACGGATTCAGCCCGAGAATCGCAGCGATGCGTGAGCCGGTGATGCGTCCGACTCGGCGTGGGTCAAGGCTCATGCTGCCGCCTTTGCAATCTCTGCGCGGCGAGCGTTGTAAGTCGCACGAAGTTTCGCCAGCAGGTCAGGCGGCAGGCCGGATGTGGCCAATTCCTTCGCAATCCCGGCGAGTGCGGCGTCATCCTGCGCATCCTTGATTGCGTCCGCAAAGTCTTTGGCGCGGGCGGTTTCCTCGCGGGACGGCTGGCGGACAGCGGCGGGCTTGCCGTCATGCGCTGCGGCATTGCCATCATCATCCTCCTGCGCGATTCCAGCGATGGCGGCATAGCCATAGCGCCGCAGGTAGGTGATGGCCGCGCCAACACCTTGCGCATCCGTCTTGGCCGGGACGCACGACACGGTGGACGTGATATAGCCGCCGCCGCTGTGCGCAAGCGTGCTGGTGACATGCACCATCGCGCCATCGAACGCGGGGAATTGCGTGATCGTGAGCCCGTGGGCAGAAAGTACCGGACGGGCGGTGTTCAGGCACTCGGCAAGGTCGGCGTACTTGCTGCGGAAGTGTGGATTGGCTGCGTTCTTGCTGGCGTTCTCAATCTCGCCGTGCGCTTTCGCCAGTGCGGCGAACAGGTCAGGGGTGGCGTGTGTCAGGTCGTACATGGTCAGATACCTCGACGGTCTGCGTAGCTGGTGATCGACTCGCACGGGCCTTGCTCGGCCTCGTACTGCCTGCCTTCCGCGTCCGTCATCGGGTGCAGGGGTTCGGCGTGGTAGTGATCGAAGGGATCAGATGCCGCGCCCGCCGCCAGCGGGGATTGGGGATCGGGGACACTGGCGGCAGGCGCGACAAAGGGGGCGGCCTTCCCGCCCGTGGTGCGGGCGGACTGGTCGAAGGTGGCGAGACGGTCGGCCTCGGTGGTGTGGTCGAGGCGCTCGACAATCGGCGCGGTGATGCTGGCCGGGGGTGTGACGCCTCGGCGCTGGCGCTGGATCATGGCGCGGACAAGCTGGGCGTTCATGCGGCCAGCCTCGCCAGAAATGCCGCCAGCACGCAGGCTGCCAGCCCGGAAGCGCAGCCGAAGCCTACGGCCTCCTCGCTGACCTCGGCAATGCTCTTGCCGACGATGACACCGTACAGGGCCGAAGCGGCGACGATCCAGACGGCGGTACACAAGACGATCAGGACGGTCATCATGCGGCCTCCGGCGGCGGTGCTTGGTGGGCTTCGGGGGTGCGCGGGTCGCCGAACATCTGCGCGAACAGCGGCCCGAAGGCTTGGCGCAGGATTTCCGCGTCGCGCTGCTCCGGCGTCATGCGGTTCAGTGCGTTCATGCGGTCGGTGGTGTCGCTCATGCCATCACCTCGCGCTCTGCGGCCTCTGTGATCTTGTCAATCACCAGCGGGCGCACCTTTCCCACGAAGGCGGACAGTGCAGCAACAAGCGTGGCTGCGATCTGCGTGCTGCTGGCCACCATGTACAAGTCAGCCACCGCATGGGCCATGTGCTCGCTTTCGGCGGAGTGATTGCTATCGACCAGCCCGCACAGCGTCCAGATCGCATCGGCGACGCAATCCACGTCGTCAAGCATGTCCTGCGCCTTCGCGTTGATCGCATCGCCCAGCGCCTCGGCGCGGATTTCGTCACGCACCTCGGCGAAGCTCATTTCCGGATACATCCCCGTTTCCCTGTCGCCCTTCCGGCGGATGCCGGTTGCGTGGGCGATGGGTGGGATCATAGGCGATGCCTAGGCTGCTGTCAATAGGGGATGCCTAGGCGCATGTCAGTTCCCGACGAACGGCAGATCGCGTATTCATAAAAAATGCCTTGACAAGTGGCTTAAGCGATGCCTAGACTGCGCAGCATGAACGATACCGCATACATCAATCGCGTGATTTCTGAGGTCGGCGGCATTGGCGTGCTGGCCGATGTGCTAGGGGTGAAGCAGCCTACGGTGTACCAATGGCGGCGCGGTGATCGGAAAGTCCCGCCACGGCTAGCGCTCATCATGCAGCGCAGGTGGCCGTTGATCGCGTCTGCGTATTTGCTCCGCCCTGACATCTTCGGCCCCGCGCCGGAAGACACCAGGGAATCGAACCGTGACTGATCCCGCGCGATTCCCCGTCATCCCGTTTCCGAGCCCGTCAGAGCGATTGCTGCTGGCGTCGCGCAAGCCCCCGCACCCGACACCCACACAACCCACACCACCGAGGGCCGCATGAGCGACGAATGGAAGGAGCACGCCTACCAAGCTGCGCGGATCATCCTGCGCAATCGCCGCACATGGACAGGCTGCGCGGAAACTCTGCTGGCGTTGGTGATCGAGCGCGCTGGCGAGCCGAAAGACCGGCGCAGCTTCGGCGGCGTGATCCAGCGATTGCAGGCCGATGGCTACATCCGTCGCGTCGGTGTCGGTCGCGCAAAGACTTCCCACAGGTCGCTGAAAACGACATGGGCGAGGGCCGCATGAACCCTCGTAACGGTGAGCACATCGCCAGGGCGCTGCGCATCTTGCGCGGCGAGGAAGCCATCACGCCGAAGGAAACGGCTGCATTCCAGCAGCGCGTCGCCGCAGAAATGGCGCGGGCGTTGCAACGCAGGGACACGAACAAGCAGCGGGAAATGCCGCTGTGACTGAATCCGCCACCACTCACGCATGGGTAGCTCCCATGCGGACAACGCGCTGTGTGGGCGCGCTGTGGTGTGCGGCCCTTTCCCGCACAAGCGCCTAGTGGCGCGCCACACGAGTACACGAGCGTGAACTTTTTTAAGCTCTACATTGGTGACTACCAGCGAGATACCGCGCACCTGTCAATTACCGAACATGGGGCATACCTGCTGATGATCCAGCACTATTGCGCAACTGAAAGGCCACTGCCAACCGGTCGCGCGCTGTACCGGATGCTGCGCGCGGAAAGCAAGGCTGATGTGGAAGCCATCGACGCGGTAACGTCTGAGTTCTGGACGTTGACGGATGCTGGGCTGGTCAACGCCAGAGCGATGATTGAGATCGACAAGGCGAATGCGCAGGCAGAGTCGAACCGCAGGATTGCGGGTGAACGAGTCGCCCGCAGTCGCGGGACGAAACAAGCTAAAACCGGCAACGATTCGTCCAACGATTCGTCCAACGATTCGTCCAACGATTCGTCCAACGATTCGTCAACGAACCGTCTACCTAACCATAGCCATAGCCAGACAAGAGCAAAAGAAAGAGCTGAATCCGCTATCGCGGATTTGTCGCCAGCGTTGCTGGACGACCCCCCGGACAGCGTCGATTCGCCACCAAAACAGGCCGCGCCAGCGTGTCCACACGACGCCATCATCGCCGCCTACCACGATTCCCTGCCCGAGCTACCGGCAGTTCGGGTGTGGACAGACCAGCGCAGGAAGCACCTGCAAGCCCGATGGCGCGAGAGTCCCGACCGGCAGTCGGTCGCGTGGTGGCGGGCGTTTTTCGGCTACGTCCGAGGCTGCCCGTGGCTCATGGGCGACGGAAGTCCATCACCGGGGCGGCAGGTTTTCCGCGCTGACCTTGGCTGGCTGCTGCGGCCTGAAAACTTCGCCAAGGTGATCGAAGGCCGATACCAGCGGCAGGAGGCGGCGTGATGGACGTTGAGCCGCGCGTACCACCGCAGGCGATCCAGTCCGAGCAGGCCGTGCTGGGTGGGCTGCTGCTCGACCCGAGCGCATGGCCGAAGGTTTCCGACCTGCTGGCCGAGCAGGATTTCTACCGCAGCGAACACCGGCTGATTTTCCGCGCCATCCGAGCCTTGGCGGAGCGCGGCAGGGCGTTCGACGTGCTGACCGTTGGTGATTTCCTGCGGAGCAAGGGGCACAGCGAGGCAATCGCCGATGGCGTCTACCTGTTCGATTTGGCCGCGTCGATTCCCGGCGCTGCGAACATCGCGGCCTATGCGGAAACCGTGGCCGGAAAGGCTCGCCTGCGCAGGGCCATCGAAACCGGTACTGCGCTGGTGAATGATTGCTTTGCGCCGGGGGAACGTGACGCTGACGAAGTGATCGCTGACGCCGCGCAGGCACTGGCTGAGTTGCAACCGACGGCGACGACTGGCGCGCGTTCGATGCGCGAAAACCTGCGGGACTGGATTGACGAGCACGAAACCCGACTCGCTGCAGATTCGTGGCTGACTGGTCTGCCGACGCCTTGGCAGGGGCTGAATCGCGTCACGCATGGGCTACAACCGGCAACGGTGTACGTGATCGCGGCAAGGCCGAGCATGGGCAAGTCCACATTCGCGCTGAACCTGGCGCTTTTCGCCGCGCTGCGCAACGAGGAAACGGCGCTGTTCTCGCTGGAAATGTCGGCAGTCGATTGCCAGCGGAGGTTTGTTTCGTCGACCGGCGGAATCCCGTTCGATTGGATTTGCGCGCCGACGAAAGCGGACGAGGAAATCTACACCGAGCGCGTCGCATCGGTCATCCAGCAGCTAGCCAAAGCCACGCTGCGAATCGACGACACACCCAGTCTGACCGTGCGGCAATTTGAGGCGCGGGCCTTGCGGATGCACCAGCAGCAACCGATCAAACTGCTGATCGTCGACCACATGCACGACTTCCGCATCGACGCGAAGCAGGCGCGGTTTGAGTACGGCGAGATCGTGCAGGCGGGAAAGCGGCTGGCGAAGCGGCTGAATATCCCAGTGGTTTTGCTAGCGCAACTCAACCGAAACGTCGCGGGCCGCACGGATAAGCGCCCAACGCTGACCGACCTGCGCGAATCCGGCGAGATCGAGCAGAAGGCCGATGTGATCGCGTTCCTGCACCGCGAGGATTACTACGACACGCCGGAGCACCAGACCCACTTGCAGGGGGTGGTTGAGCTGCATATTGCCAAGGGCAGAAATGTGCGGGCTAACGAGCGGATTAATCTACGCAACCGAATGGATCAAGCGCGGCTGGATGAATGGGAAGGGCCGCTACCGGCGGCACCGGAAAAGCCGAGCAATCGCAAATCTGTTGGATTCAGCGGGGCAAGCTACACCCGCGCGGACGTGTACCAATGACCCCAGCCATGCGCGACTTCGCGATCCGCGAACTCGGCTGCATCGCGTGCCGGATGGATGGTCGCGGCTACGCCCCCTGCGAGAAGCATCACCTGCTCACGACTGGCAGGCACGGCAACGGCAAGCGTCGTGGAGAGCGGTACACCATCGGGCTGTGCCCGTACCATCATCGCGGCATCGGCAGTCCTGTGGATTACAGATCGCCATCGCTGGCGCGCGAGCCGCGCAGGTTCCGCGAGGTTTACGGCGAGGACGGCCCGCTGCTGGCGTTCCAAAATCGGCTCATTGCACAGTGGCAGGCAAGCGTGGTGGGGGTGATGGCATGACCACGAAGGCGCAGTTTGAGCAGGCGTATCTGGCGGGCGTCACTGCGAGGCAGGTAGGTCGGAGGCGCGACTCGTGCCCAACGTGGGCATTGGGCGAGCAAGGGGCCTTGTGGCGCGAGCAGTGGCGGCGCGGCTGGGACGATGAGGATGCGCGGAGGCGGAAGTGAAACTAGCGACCGAAACCGAGCGGTCTCGCTGGATTGCATTCGTGCAGGCCCAGCCGCTGCCGTTGAGCGTGGAATGCAAGCCTTGGCGCAAGTCGCGCAGCAACGACCAGAACGCGCTGCTGTGGGCCATGTATGCGCCAATCGCCGAGCACATGGGCTACGACGCTGAGGACGTACACGAGTGGATGTGCGGGCGGTTCTGGGGCTGGAAGGACGTGAAAGTGCCCAAAACGCCGCGCACCCCGGATGGGCTCGCCAGCGTGCCGATCCGCAGTACGACGCGAAACGCGGACGGCAAGCGCGATGTGATCGACGCCAAGACGTTCGGCCTGTTCGTGGACATGGTGGATCGAATCGCCGCGCAGGCCGGGATTTACATCCCGATGGATCGGGCCGCATGACCCGCGAACACCCGACCGAACACGCGGAGCAGGTACGCCTGATGCAGATTGTTCGGCTGCACGAATCCCGCTATCCGGCACTACGGCTGTTGTTCGCTGTGCCGAATGGCGGCCACCGCAACAAAATCGCAGCCGCGAAGCTGAAGGCAGAGGGCCAAAAGCCCGGAGTGCCTGACCTGATATTGCCTGTTCCGATGGGGGGGCATGTCGGGCTTGCAATCGAATTGAAGAGCATGACGGGCTACCCGTCACGCGAACAAAAAGCATGGATCGGGTCACTCAGGGAGCATGGTTGGCGTGCGGAAGTGTGCAGGGGTGGAGATGCAGCGTGGCAGGTGATCCGTGAGTATGTCGAGTGCTATCCGCACGAATCGCGCGCGAGGGCGGTGGATTGAACGAATTGTTAGGCCGCGATCTAGGAGACACACATGGGCTTTGAGAGGCGAGTGACGGCGGTAACGGTCTGCAAGAAAGGCGAGCCGATCTTTAGTGACTACGCCACGCGCGTTGAAATTGTGGACGAGGCTGCGGGCGAGTTTGTGGAGGTTTCGCAGGCTGGCCGCGAGGGCGGCGGGAAGATTGCCATTGCCTCCAACGAATGGCCGGCGCTGCGAGATGCGATTGATGAACTGATTGCGGCGTGCCGTGACCATGAATGATGCAACCTAACGACCAAGTAGACCTCAAAAATGGGGAATAACGCCGAATCCATAGACTTGCTACTCAAGTCGGCCAGCAATGCCGAGTTGCTGGCGTTCGAGCGTGCACAGCGGTTGCTTGCGAGCGAGTGCAAACAGGGTGCGGCCTATCACCAGCGCCAAGCCGACAAGGCGCGCGCAGAAATCAACCGGAGAAAGCGATGATCGAAGAAAAGATGGCAAGGCTGAATCCTGCGACCTGCCGCTTCGACTTGGGGCGCGGAGGACTCCCAACGCTCACGCCGCAGGACTTGGCCGCAGCCATCGGCATGACGCCATCGGGGCTAGGCCGGGATCTGATGATCGCATCTGGCTGGCCTGACGCCACCGACGAGAACGCCATCATTCGCCGGGTTTGCGAGCTGGCGGCGCAGGAAGTCCAGCGCCAGCACGAGGCCGTCACCCGTGCAGCCATGCGCTACGCACTGGACAACTGGCACAGCAAGCGCGCAGTCCAGCCGGTGCTCCCGCGCAAGTGGCCTATCCCAGCCATCGAGCGAATGCCAGCTATCGCCAAGGCGTGCATGATGGAAGTCGTCCATCGCTCACTCTGCCCGGACTGCGAAGGCCACGGCGAGCGCATGTCCGGCAGCCTGCTGGTGCCGTGCGCGACGTGTCGGACAACCGGCGTTGTGCCAGTGAGTGACAGGGCGCGAGCCGTGATGATCGGGATGGACGAATCGACGTACCGCAGGGGTGGATGGCCGGATGTATACGTCTGGGCGCTGTCAACGATGATCGACGCAAGGCAGTCGGCACGGCGGGCGCTGCGGAATGCGCTGCGGGATTGAAGCCCCGCATGAACCTATGCCTAAATCCCACCATGCGAATCTGACCCCGGCCCTGTGCCGGGTTTTTTATTGCCTGCGATTCGGAGACGCCTATGGAGCTGGCGCTCCTGATTGACACGCTAGGGACTGTGGCCGGTGGCTTGACCGCCATCGGTGCGCTGCTGCTGACGGTCTACATCTTCGCCCGCAAGCGGGTACGCAAGTGGTGGAAACCGATCCGTGAAGGCATCGAGGGCGCGCGACAAGTGCCTGAGATGCGGAAGGAAGTGACGACGCTCACCGGGAACGTGCGGATTCTGCACCTGCGTATGGCTGCGAGGGCCAATTTCAGTGACAACGCCGAGTGCGATTTCGACGCCGAAAGGCGCATGTCCACTGTCAACGCCACGCTCGCCCGCAAGTTGGGCGTCGGAAAGAAAGAGTTGGAAGGCTTCGGTTACATCGGCTTCATCGCGGACGCTGAGAGCTTCAGGATGCTGCACAAGCAGTGCGCCGATGAGCACCGCGTGATGGACTGGCGCGGCGACTGGAAGACGGCTGCGGGCGTGCTGGTGCCGATGCACTGGGTGCTGACGCCGATCCCTGAGCCGCCGGAGACGCCGATCCAGATGTGGGCCGGCGTCGGGGAGTTCGAATGACTGACAAGCCTTCCCCGCGCTATGGAAAGAAGCTGGCGCTGGGCACGGCGGCTGTCGTGTCGATCATCGCCATGTGGGAGGGCGGCAAGACGCTGGACGGGTCGAGCGTGGTCTACGCCGACAAGCTGGCTGACGGTATCCCGACGGTCTGCAACGGCATCACCCGCCACGTCACGGCAACCCCGGTCATCGTGGGCGAGCGGTGGCCTGCCGAGAAGTGCCAGCGCGAAGAGTCGGCAGCCATCGCCAAGGTGCAAGTACAGCTTGAGCGGTGTTTCGGCCCGGTTCCGCCGCAAAAGGTGTTCGACGCAGCTACAAGTTTCGCGTGGAACGTGGGCGTTTCTGCGGCCTGCAAGTCCGTGGCGATGCAGTTTTTCCGCGCTGGCGACTGGCGCACCGGCTGCAATCGGCTGGCGCGCAGCCTGTCCGGCAAGCGTGTATGGGTGTTCTCGGGCGGCAAGTTCCGCCAGGGACTGGCGAATCGCCGCGACTTCGAGGCGCGGTACTGCTTGGGGGGTGTGTGATGACGGCCATCGTCGCCATGCTGGTGCTGGTTGTCATCGTGCTGGTCGCGCTGCTGCGGATCGGGCAGGACAACAAGCACATTGACCTGCGCAAGCCCGCGCGTAATGAGCTGCGCCGCTTCGGTGCGGTGCGTTACTACTACCCCTGCACGATCACCGATCACAACGGCGTCGACCGACTGGCCCTGTTCACCCGTGACCAGATTGCGGTCGCGCTCGAACGTGCCGCCGCGAATCCGGAGGATGCATGAGCATCGACATCGACCCGATTAAGGCCGCAATCGCGCTGGCGCTGGTCGTGCTGCTGGCGCTGGCGGGCTGGAAAGTCCACAGCTACGGCACCGCGCGCTACAAGGCCGGACAGGCGAATGTGCAGGCCGAGTGGGACAAGTCGCGGGAGGCTGGCCGGAAAGAAGTCGAGCGGCTACGAAACGCTGCAAACCGCGTCACCGTCCGCACTGAAACCGTCTACGTGGATCGCGTCCGCACGATCCGGGAGAAAGGCAATGAGATCGTCCGCAATGTCCCGGTGTACGTGCCTGCTGGCAGTCCTGACCTGCCTGGTGGCTTCCGGCTGCTCCACGACGCCGCCGCTGCAAACGAACCCGTTCCCGCATCCCCCGGCGTCGCTGATGCAGCCCCCGTCACCGCTCAAGCCGCTACCGTCACCGTCGCCGCAAACTACGCAATCGCCGCCGAGAACTCGGCAAGGCTGACGGGCTTGCAGGATTGGGTGCGCCAGCAGTGCCAGTCCAACCCGCCGCCTGAGGGGTGTGGGTGATGGCGAAGAAAGTCGGTAGGCCCACAGTGTGGACCGCTGCGCTTGAGGATGCGGTCGTCGCGGCGATTGAGGAGACAGGATCGCAGCTTGAGGCGGCGAAGCGATGCGGGATACACACGAACACTATCAACAATCGAGAGCGCGACGACGTTGATTTTTGTGCGCGTATCGCGCGTGCGCGTGAGATCGGCTATGCGGCGCGGGCTGAGCAAGCTGTGATCGCGGCAAAGACAGCGGATGACGCGGCAAAGGGGCGGCTGGCGTTCGACGCGGACCGCTGGTGGCTGAGCAAGATAGACCCTGCGCGGTACGGCGACCGAAGCACGGTCGAGCATCGCGGCAAGGTGAGTCTGGAGACACTTGTCGCAGGCTCTTCCGAGGACTGAGTGAGTATCGAGGCGGCGCGGGATCGCATCCAGCAGTGGAGGCGCGATCCGGTGCGGTTTGTGCGCGATGTGTTTGGGGTCGAGCCGGATGCGTGGCAGGTTGATGCGCTGTCGATGATCGGCGGCGATGCTGACCCGCAGCGGCGACTGTGCATGAAGGCGTGTACAGGGCCGGG